GTTGGTGGTGAAATTATGATTGTTAACAAGTATTTGATTAATGATTTTGAAAAGATTGGTGTTTGGTGTGAGGATTTGAAAAATGAAATTATTATAAACGAAGGCTCAATTCAAAATATTAATTTTAATCAATATCTTGACCCTGAAGACAAAAACTATAACAAGAAAGTTAAGAGAATTGAACATCTAATTCCAAAGTACAAAACTATTTGGGAGATTTCTCAAAGAGAATTAATTGACATGGCGGCTGATAGAGCACCATTCATTGACCAATCACAATCGATGAATATCTATATGGCGAATCCAACATTGTCTAAGATTACATCTTCTCACTTCCACTCATGGGAGAAAGGTTTGAAAACTTTGTGTTATTATGTTAGAACTAAAGCGATTTCAACAGGAGCTAAACATTTGGCTGTTGATGTGTCAAAAATACAAAAACCTAAAGTAAATATTGAGGTTCCTAAAGTGGATTACAGTGATATGAATTTACCACCAAAACCTGAAGGAATCGAAATTGAATGTTTCGGTTGTTCATCTTAAAGTAATTAAATAATCCCGACCACCATCGGGATTATTTATTTTAATCTATTTATAAGGAAAAATCAGGACATTATATTTATAGTTATGGCTCAAGGTACAACATATGGTCTTAATTTCCCTTTTAGAGATTCTAGCAGAGGAGATTATTTGCAACTTACTCAGTTTGAAGCACAAGAAATTAAAGCGGATTTAATTCATCTTTTGTTAACAAGAAAAGGTTCAAGATATTTTTTGCCTACTTTTGGAACAAGATTATATGAATTTGTATTTGAACCGTTTGATGGACTTACGTTTGATGCAATTGAATCTGACATAAGAGACGCTGTGGCAAACTTTATGCCAAATCTATTGTTGAACAATATAACAATCACCCCTGCAGACCCACAAGAGGAAGTTGATATTGCAACAGGTCAAAGTACGTTAGGAACAACTGAATCTCCAATATATAGATTTCCAGGAAAAGGAACCTCGGATTACACGGCAAAAGTTAAAATAGACTACTCAACAGATAAAAACACTTATTCGCAGAGTGATTTTGTTATTATTAATATTTAATATAAATGGCAAATCGTAAAATATCATACACAACCAGAGACTATCAAGGAATAAGAACTGAGTTATTAAATTATGTAAGAACATATTATCCTGAATTAATTCAAGATTTTAATGACGCTTCTGTATTTTCAGTATTCTTAGATTTGAATGCTGCGGTTGCAGATAACCTACATTATCATATTGATAGAAGTATTCAAGAAACAGTTCTTCAATATGCACAACAAAGGTCTTCAATTTACAACATTGCAAGAACCTATGGTTTAAAATTGCCAGGTCAAAGACCTTCAGTATCTTTAGTTGATTTTTCAATTACAGTACCTGCGTTCGGAGACAAAGAAGATGAAAGATACTTAGGAACACTTACAAGAGGTTCTCAAGTGACAGGAGCAGGAATAGTTTTTGAAAACATATATGACATTGATTTTACATCACCATATAATGCCCAAGGATTCCCTAATAGATTAAAGATACCTAACTTTAACGCAAATAACGTTTTAATTAACTATACCATTACAAAAAGAGAACTTGTTGTTAATGGTATTACTAAAGTGTTTAAGAGAGTTATTGGCCCAAATGATGTTAGACCATTTTTTGAATTATTCTTACCTGAAAAGAATGTATTAGGTATTACTAGTGTTTTATTAAAAAGTGGAACAGAGTATACAAACTTACCAACAGCTGCGGAATTCTTAGGAGCTTCTAATAAATGGTATCAAGTTGATGCATTAGCGGAAGATAGAGTGTTTATTGAAGACCCTACAAAAGTTTCAGACCAGCCAGGTATTAAAGTTGGAAAATATATCCAAACTCAAAATAGATTTATTAGTGAGTATACTTCTGAAGGATTTAAAAAATTAACTTTTGGAGGTGGAACTAACACCGCTCAAGACGCATTAAATCAATTTACAACTTTAGGTACAACATTAGACTTACAAAGATATTCAAATAACTTTTCATTAGGTTCTGCCTTAATTCCTAATTCAACATTATTCATTCAATATAGAGTTGGTGGTGGATTAGCAACAAACTTAGGTACAAATGTTATTACTCAAATAGGAACCGTTTCATTTTATGTTAATGGTCCTTCAGAATCACAAAACTCTGCAGTGGTTAACTCATTAAGATGTACTAACGTGACTGCGGCTATCGGTGGAGCAGGCATTCCTTCATTAGAAGAAATTAGAAACTATGTTTCATTTAACTTTGCGGCACAAAAAAGAGCGGTTACAGTACAAGACTATGAGGCGATTATTAGAAATATGCCATCAGAGTTCGGAGCTCCTGCTAAAGTTTCAATTACGGAAAACAACAACAAAATTTTAATTCAGTTATTATCTTACGATACATCAGGTAAATTAACAAGTATTGTATCTGATACGTTAAGACAGAACGTTGCAACATATCTTTCTAACTATAGAATGATGAATGATTATATTTCAATATTAACTGCTGAGGTTATCGACCTTAGTGTTGATGTTCAAATTGTATTAGATTCTGCACAAAATTCAGGACAGATTATTTCTGATGTTGTTGATAAGATATCTACATATTTTAATCCACAAGTAAGACAACTTGGTCAAAACGTTTATCTATCTGAGATTAGAAGTATTGTTCAAAATCAAAATGGTGTATTAACAGTTGCGGGTCTTAACGTTTACAATAATGTTGGTGGACAATACTCTTCTGCTGAAACGTCAATGCAATATTTGAACCCTGAAACAAAAGAAATTGCACCTGTTGATGATACAATTTTTGCTCAACCTTCACAAGTTTATCAAATTCGTTATCCAAACAAAGACATCAGAATTTCGGTTAAAAACTTCCAATCGGTTACCTTCTCTTAATAGGTTTATTCTCAAATCGTTTAGTTTATAATTTAAAAAGAGTGTGTTTATACTTTAAAAATAACACATAAACTATTTATAAATTAAAGGTATTACATGGCTGAATCATATCGTATTAAAACCGAACTAGGTGTTAATAGAAATATTAATGTTCAAATAGACCAAGAATTCGAGTTTTTAGAAATCTTATCGTTGAAAATACAACAGTCCAACATCTATACAAGAAGTTGTTCGGAATATGGGGTGTTGGTAGGTAGGGTTACTGCAAACAATGGATTTGGTATACCTAATGCGAGAGTATCTGTTTTTATTCCAATAAAAACTACAGATGAATCTAATCCACTTATTTCAAGTATATATCCTTACAAATCACCAACAGACAAAAATGATGATGGTTATAGATATAATCTATTACCTTACGAAAAATCTTATTCAAAACACGCAGCGACAGGAACTCTTCCAACAAGATTGGATGTTCTAACAGGATTAACTGCGGTTGAAATTTACGACACTTATTATAAGTTCACAGCCAAAACCAACGAGAGTGGTGATTACATGATAATGGGAGCTCCATTAGGAGAACAAACTATTGTTATGGATGTTGACCTATCAGATATAGGGGACTTCTCTCTAACACCTCAAGATTTGATTAGAATGGGTCTTGCAACAGAAGCTCAAGTTGCTGGTAGTAAGTTTAGGACTTCAACTGATTTAAGTTCATTACCTCAAATTATTAGTTTAACTAAAAACGCTGAAATTTCTCCATTATGGGGTGACCCAACAATTTGCCAAATTGCGGTTAGTAGATTAGATTTTGACTTAAGGGATGACGCTAATGTTGATATCCAACCAACATCAGTTTTTATGGGTTCAATGTTTTCAACCGCAGATAGTTACAGATTACGTGCAAATGGTAGACCAAGAGATGACATGGGTAATTTATGTGGGTTAACAACAGCTCCTGGCCAAATCTTAGCGTTAAGACAAACAATACAACAAGATAGTGAGGGTAATCCTGTTTTAGAACAATATGATTTAGAACAATCAGGTAATGTTATTGATGGTTCTGGAACATGGTTAATAGAACTACCAATGAATTTGGATTATTTTATAACTAACGAATTTGGAGAAAAAGTTTTATCTAATGACCCAACGATAGGCATTCCAACAAAGGCAAAATATCGTTTTAAAGTTAAATGGACTCAACCAAATGATTTAACTTTACAAACAAGAAGACCTTATTATTTGGTTCCAAATGTTAAAGAATACGGATGGGCAACGCCAACTACAGACCCAACAACATTTGGTACTCCGACAACTTTAAATGGCAAAAGACAACAAAGTTCTTATTATTTTGGACTTGCGTGGAGTGGATATACCAATGGATTTAGTGGACAACAAAAAATAGATAGACTTAATGAAGTGATAGATTGTGAAGACACATTTTATGAATTTCAATATAATAGAGTTTATACTGTATCGTCACTAATTGACCAATTTAAAAAAGGGGGAGGGCTTTTAGGGGTTGCTCCTGGTAAATTTATTGGTATTAAAGAAATTGATGACCAAGACTGTGAAGGTAGTGTAAACAAATTCCCTGTTAATGACGGATTTAAAAATTTTGATTTTTTATTTTTTTTATTTTCAATAATTTTTACGGTAATACAACCAATTGCGTTAATTCTATTAACACTTGCACACATTTTAATATATTTGTACAATTTAGTTCTTGATTTTTTATGTTGGCTTTCAGGTGTTGGTATTGGAGGGTGGATTAATTGGTACCCTTTTAAAAAATATAAAAAATATTGCGACAAAAAAGATTTTACTATAAGATTACCAATGATAACTTATCCTGATTGTCAAGCTTGTGAATGTACTCAAGAGTTAAAAACAACGGGTATTGCGAATAATAATGCTGCTGGAGGTGTTTTAAGTTTGTTATCATCACCTGATTCTTATTATGATGGTTTAGTGTCAACTTACTTTTCAGGGTTAACTGAAGATGGTTCAACATTTGCAACAATGTATTCTGAGTCGTTATCGGGTTTGGCATTAATGTCAGCTAATATGGATTCAGGAAGATATAAATTACCACTTTCTCAAACATTAAATGTTAGTGATGGTAGCACTGTATTTGTTAATTCATTTAGTTTACCTATTGGAGAAAGGATTAATATCTTTAATCAAAGAGATAGTTATTTTTCAAATATTAATAAAATTAAAGTAACAATTGCAAAGGATTCTAATTTAGGTAAATTTCATTATGATAATACGATAACTGTTTTATCTCAAGAACAGTTTCAAACTGGAGACCTGTTAACTTTTGTTAACGTAACAGGGACTACTGACATTAATTATCTATATACTGGATTGACAACAGGTGAGACTGCGACATTGGTTACAGGAATTAGTGGGCAAACTTATAATGGTAGTGGAGCAACATATGTTGATGTGTCATATGCTACGACTCAAACATCAAATGTTTTAACACCTGTAAGATATGATTTACCGTATGGCTCTTCAGAAACAAATTATAGATTCCCTGCGGATTTAGAATATTATCAGGTTATTACGGCAATAACTGTTTCAGACGCTGCTAAAATATGGAATACAGGTACAACTCAATCTTTTGGGAATGTTTTAAATACTCCTTCTATCTCAACTAGATGGAAATCAATTGCAGGTTTCAGGGTCCAAGATGGTACTAACACTTTAAATGCTTATGAATTTTTCCAAAGTGGTAATGAACAATATATTTTAATCTTACAAAGAGGAGTTGACCCGTATTCTCCAAAGTATGTTAATGAATATTGTTTAGGTGGTTTATTTGGAACAACTGAATTTGATTCAAATTGGACAATAACCGCATCAACAAGAGTTAATATACCTATACAAAAAGTAGATACATCTAGTATGACTGTACAACCATATAATCAAACTAATATGTACTACCAATCTTATTTCTTTAAACCTGGTACTACAACATCATCAATAGCAGGGCAATCATTTACAGGATTTACAACAACAAATACTGCGTATTATGGTTCATTAGATGCAACAACAAGTCCATTACCTGTTAAATCAACAATTAATGGTAATAAAGTACTTTCGTTATCTTCAAATGGTTTTTATAATGTCAATGCATCTAGTGTCAAATACGATAACAGTGAAGACTTATCTGGGTCGGCAGTAATGGCGAGTAATTCAGGTATAGGTAATTTAATAGTTAATTCAAATAGCCTTGGTTATTATTATACAACAAAAACATTCTTTAGTACTAACCCTACAATGTTAATTAATAATGACACATTGAATGTTTTAAGAACCGATAGATTACCATCTTCAGATGGATTGGATGGTTCTTCATTTACAAATAATCCATCTTTATTACAGCAAAATAATAATTTTAATGTTTATTTAGTTAATACTGATTCTGACGATATTACCTCAACCGCTTTCTCAACAGGGGCTCAAACAGTTACTCCTGATTTAGAAGGATTAGCAAACTCAATTAAAGTATTGGAAAGTTTTAATTGCGAAAGTATGGTTGGATTAGACTGTTATCAAGGTTTTGGTGATAATTTTAGTATTAACCAAGCATGTACTACCGCAGATGCGGTTGAGGGTGGATGTTACATGTTTATGAGAAGACCATTAACTGATTTGAAAAAAGACCTTGGAAACTTTGGAGAATGGGGATTTAGGTTTAGATTTTTCTATGGATTATGTAGAGGAGTTTTATCTCAATCATTTATGAATAATTGGATTAATGGTTCATTATTTGCATTTCCATTGCAAGTTAATACATATTATGATAGTAAAAATAAACCCGAATACCCTAGATTTGCCAACGATGTTGCATATTTCAATATGGATAGTAATAATTTCTATTATAGAAGTAGTCCTTGGAATGATATTTCAAATAAATTTATAGGTAAAAAAACAAATAACCCTGGTGGAGTTAACGTATTAAATTTATTGTATCCAACTACAATCGTTAACTTGGGTATGAAAGATTATTTCTATTCTGAAATAACTTTTGACCCAGCGACCAAAGGATATATAATGCCTAACATAGATTCAACTAGTTATGGTGATACTTCAGATTTAATTAATTTATTTGTTATTTCTAGAATTACAGATGAAAGTTTTTTAGCTCAAATAATTCCTTTAGGTGATAACTCTATTAATCAATTATTTTCAAGGCCTCAAAGAAGAATTGACGGTGATTTAGCACAATTGATGTCAATAAATTCTGAAATAGGTAATGTTAATTTTTCACCTGAATATTATGAAATAAGACCTGGAGAAATTAATGCCACAAATATTTTAGGTACAAGTAGTGACCCAATTATGGCTGTTTGGTATTCATCAACAACTCAAGATTTACAAACTAAAGATTATTTAACTCCTGGCAGAATTGATTTTAGAGGTACAAATAATAATGGATATTTTCCATTTGCATATGGAGTTAAGTCACAACTAACACCATTCTATCAATGGAAATTTGCGTCAGGTAGTAGTACTATATTTGGAAACCAAAATAATAATTGGGCGACAGATACTGCTGATATTATTCAAAATAACTATCAATCTTTAGATAGGGCGGCCACAAATACAAAATATTATTTAAACGGAACTTCAGTCGCAAATGACTTAACTGCGAGAGGATACATATATAGTGTGGATGGAAATGTAACAAGTTATCCAACAGTAGGAGGAAGATATACTTCAACACCACAAACCTCAAGTAAATTTTTAGTTGGAGCTCCATTTCAATTTTATTTTGGAGTGGTTAAAGGTGAATCGGCATTAGACAGATTTAAAACAAAATATTCAATAGATGAGTAAGTATACAATAGTTCCAAGTAACTTAAGATATAAAGGAGCACCATCGGTTAATGAAGAAATTTCATTAACACTTGAAGAACAAAGTCAACAAATCACTGAATATGATAGAAGTTCGACAATTAGTTTAGCTCAAGTATATGATGATGAACGACAAGGATGTACAATCTTTAGACCAACGTTTAAAGTCTCGTATCTATACGCCAATACTTATACAGGAACTACGGGGTACTTACCTTTCCAATATAATCTTTATTATACAAGTCCTGAGAATTCAAAATCAAGTGCTCAAAATGGTGGTAACGGTAAATGGCCTGGATATCCTCAATATTATGAATTTGATTTTTTTAGACCAAATATTTCAGACCAACATTTTGTGTATAAAGCAAAAAGTGCTTATACCTATAATTGGATGTACTATTTAACATATCCATATGAAAACAATTATAATAAAGAATTAACTTATTATTCAAATAATACAAATGCCGTAAATTGGTTGGCAAAAGATGGAATACCCTTTTCAATAATAAATTCAACATCAAATGGTAACGGACTTATATCATTTAATTGTATTGCACCTCATGGATTAACTGAAGGAGAATATGTTGAATTATCTTTAACGTATAGAAACTCAAATATATTTCAAGTATACTCTATAGGTAATGGTTTATTTGATAGTGGTGTTTATGTCTTTAATGTTTTAAATATTGGATATACGGGGACAACATTTAGTAATGGTACAACAGGTACGTTTAAGAGAGTTATTAATCCTGATAACTTAACTGAAACTAAGTCAAAATATTATGTAAAACAAAACAAAGTTTTAACAAATCTAACTGACCTTGAAATGATTAAGGCTGGATTTGAAAAAAATGTTTTTAATGAAGAAAAGAAATTAGAATATAGTTCAATAACTCCAAACAATATTACAAGAATTTCTCAAAAAACTAGTAGTAATACATATAATGTAACATCAAAATATGATTTGGATTTTGCTGGATTAAAAGACAATCAACAAAGACCAATAACCGAAATTTATTTAACAATAGTTAATAAGGGTTATTCAGGTTATTTTAATAGTCCACAAAATGGAGTTGGATTGAAACAAGGGTGGGAGTTTAATTTATCAAAAACTACAAACCCATGGTGGAATTTAACTAATGAAAAATCAAATACAAATATACCAGTTTCGGCTTACACATTTACAAACGGAGAGACCAAAACATTCTATTATAATTTAGACTTGAAAAAAGAAGATTTAATGGACGGTGATTTTTGTGAATGGAATGACTATGAGCAAATAGAAAGAGTAGTATCTCCTTATTTTCATAAATTAAAGTTTAATCAAACTGTTTTTCAAACAACAACGGTTGCAACAACAAACGCGCCAGGATATTATTACCAACCTCATAATAAGATGACAATTAGAGTATTCTCTGATTACATCGAAACAGGAGGAATTGCTTTTGTAGACCAAGTACCTGAATGGTCATTCTATTCTATGACTGACCAACAGTTCAGATGGAGAGACTTATATACTTATGGATATAGAGATAATTTTGGTAGAGGAGTGGATTATCCATATTTAAATACGGCTCAATACCCATACTCAGATATTAATTTTAGATTAATACCTGAAGGTATAAACTATAATGATAATCTAACAGGATATGATTTTTCATTCAAACCATTAATAGATAATTGTGAATAAAGTAGTAATAAGACAAGACGGAATTACCGACAAACAAATCAATATTCCTGTTGAATTGCAATGGGATTATTTAGGTTTAGATATGGCAATTGAGGAGTACGAAAAAACTGTCATTACTGAAGTAATAGGTGTTGGCAGAGATTTTGAAGTTTCAAGATTTGAACATTTGCCTGCAACTGCAACAACAAATAATACTGAAATTAATTATGAGTTTTATTTTTATTCTGGTGGTTCATTAAACGATATTAATAATTGGAGAATCAATTATTTAGGTGAAGGGTTTACGCCTCAAGAAGTTTATTATTACGAAAATAATTTTAGTAATTCATTTTTCAAATTAGACTTTTATGACACTCCTGATGAAAAAGCCCAAAAAAATTATTTGACAATAATTTTACCAACCCAACAAGGTTTAACAATGGAAACTCAAATGCAAAGAACATTGGTTAATATTAAGAAACCAAAGTTTGTGTTAGATTATGTTGGAGATAAAGAAGGGTTTTTTATTTATTGGTTAAAGAAAAGAAATTTTTTGGATGTTAGTACATTTTATATGAGTGCCAAGTTTTACAATGCTAAGACAGGCCAATTTACTAAAATGATGACGGGTAAAGGGACTAATCCTTTGGACCAAACAAACGGGCCTCAAGTTTATTTATCGGGTAATAAATACGCCTTTGATAGTACTCAGTATTTCTACTATACGGTTAAGTTGGATTATACAACTCAAACATATCAAGTCTTTAATACCCAAGGTCAAAGGATGGGAACAAATATACCCATAAAATGGTTCGAATATGTTAATCCGCCACAATAATGCAAGACTTATATAAAATAACGGTATCACCAGAAAACGTCAAAAGAGATTTGTCCATTGTTAGTTATGATGGAACGCCTGTAGGTGTTTATTCTGCAATGACTGCGGTTGTTAGTTCAGGTCCTTATGGAGCTTCGTTATTGACTAACTTAACGGTACCTATTTTATTAAGACAAACAGCAGTAGACGCAGGTTACTATAGTCCATTTGATGGGGCGGTATTACAAAAAGATGTTGTTGCAAATTTCATATTTTCATCAACAACTACAAATCCATATGTTTATAATGTTTATAATACCTCAAATCAATTTCAAAAGTTTTTAGATTTATCTGCATACAAAGTTGATTGGGGAGACGGCACACCAAAAGAAATTATAACAGGGTATACACCAACATCAATAACACATACTTACGCTTCGGCAAATAGTGAATACACTATTACTATGGAACAAACCAATCCATGGGGTGTAACAAGAGTATCAAAAATAATTAAAACTCCGTTTACAAATCCAACGATTTATAACCCACAAGGAACTGCTTATTTTACTCCTTCGGCTGGAAATTGGATTGGAACATCTGTATCATATGATTATATATTTTCAGGAGATGCGGTTAATGTTGTGTCCGCACAAACGTCTAATAATTATGTAACAATACCATTTACTGTATCTGGAATAACCAAATCAAGAGTTAATGAATTAGCCCAATACGGTTCGCCAAAATTCCAAGTTGGAGTTCCTGTTATTGCTAACGGACAAATATGGGGGGCAATATCTGACATTAATTCGGTATATACTGCTTACACTATAACAAACGTAAACTATTATGACTATAGTGACGGGACAACAATTTTCTTTCAACAATCATCAGGACTAACTGAGAATAATCTACAAGCAAGTCCAATAACAAAAGATGAGGTTTTATTAAAAGTTATTGACCAAGCTCAAGTACAAACAGATGTATTTGTGGAGAGAGGAAAGAATAGCGCATATGAAAGAGTGCAAAGATTAGGGGAGGTTGATAATTTAGGAGACATGATTAATTATGGTTATGGATTTTTTAATGTCGATAATAAGAAAAGAACCTAATGAAAAAAAGAACTAAACTATTTATAAATTAAATAAGAGAACATGGCAATAGGCTCATACGGTACAATAAGACCATCAGATGTTTCACCACAGGATGTTGAAATAATCATGAACTACACTCCAACAAGAGATGTGACAGACCAATTTGTGCTTACAAAATTGGATGCACCTACCATACTTAAACCTTACTTTGCTAATACTGAAACAGGAGGAAATGCTGGAGTTGAGGTTTTAGGTGGACTATATAATTTAACCTTACCTGCAAATCAGTTTAATGCGTTGGGTATCTACACATTATATTTAAGACCTGCACAAATAAGAACGGTTATTACCGATTGTGGTGTTTTAAGTGCGTTGCCAAATGTTAAAGGTCTCGTTATCGATATTAGTAACGTACCAACTCAATATCAAAATAAATTTGTTCCTCAAGGACTTGTGGGATTTAGAATTGAATACTTAAATAATGACGGTTCAAAAATACCTAACTTCTTTAGAGTTGTTACTTCAAGTTTTTATTGTGAACCAGTTGTAAGTAATGAAATCAATACTTCTCAAAAATCTATTAGATATAGATATGTTGATGGCGATTCAAATCTTATTTTCCTAACACTATCACCATCATCTTCACCTACTAACAAACCAAATGCGACTCCATATATTGGACAGCCTGACCAAGATATTATTATCACTAATACTTTCTTTAACCCTATTAGTTTGGAGGTAGAAATGGTTGAATACGATATCTCATCTCTTGCTATTGCTCTTTACGGTAATCAGACCAAGTCTATTGATGATGGTATTTACACAATCTATGACTCTCAAAATAACATATACAGACAATACAACTTATATGAAATTAGAGACCAATTTAATGCGTTGTTATATGAGGTTAGACAAAATAGAAACGATAATATTGATTTCAGTAAAAACTTTACAAACATAACTAGCTAATGGCGATAACGCAAAAGACTACGAAATACTTTTACCCTCCAAGACCTGGTAGTGGCGCCGCAACTTTTTCCGACAACATTGTAGGATTACAAACAGTTGAGGGTGGAGGACTTACGCAAGGTAATTTTGAGTTTACAACGTCAGTAGTAGAAAAGGTTAATAGAACTTTTAACGTTGGAGCATTCTCTGAACCAATTAGTTTAGATTCGTTAGATATTGAAGATTTAACCGAAAGTCGTAGAATAATGGCAACTCAATTTAGAGTTTATCCAAACTATGATGTATCTCAAGTTCTTAACTTTTCAATGTATGGTTCTTTAAGTAAAAGATTCCAAGTTTCGGTTACTCATATTCTTCATCAGTTTCCAGCTTCTTTGGATATCATGTATACTAACCTTGATTTTACAACAGGACCTACCGCGATTGATATTCAATATGATGAAACAACAGATGAAACTTATTTTCAAGTTGATGTTAATAGAATTAATAACCCTTTTGGTATTGATTACTCAATAAGTGCATCAACTAATTTATTAGCTAGTGAGATTACGCAGTCACCATACAGAAACTTATATAACACTTATTTAGATTATTGTGTAAGTATTAATGATAACATATATAATGTTGTGTCGTTTACCCCATCAGAGACGTTAAATTCGGGGTATATTCAATTTTATGTATCAGGAGCACCATTTGGTACTACAGCCTCTACAACGAACGAACAATACCAAATAAAACCAAATGATTTTATTACAGATAAAATCTTTGCGGAGAATTTTGATGAGGTCGAGAAGTTTTTATTAAATCGTTTAATAAGACCACCATATACTGCAATATTCCAAGTACCTCAACAAAATGAAGACGGGCAATTTTATACTGACTATCAACAAGTTACTTGGCCGTTAGACGGTAATTGGAATTTAGATATTAGGTCGTTTTTGTTTGATGATTATTTGAGTAAGTTAGAGGAAATTGGACAGAATTTAGATTCATTTAAAACAAATTTAATATCAAGATTTTTGGTTACTGATTCGTTAAAAGAATTTGACACAAGAGGACAAAAGGTCGAGAAAATATTCCAAATATATGGTAGAAGTTTTGACCAAGTAAAACAATTCATTGACGCTTTGGCTTATATGAATTCGGTTAATTATAACCCTGAAAATGATATTCCATCTGAGTTGTTAGTTAACCTCGCAAGAACGTTAGGGTACTCTTCAAATTTTTCACCAATAACAAATGAAGATTTTTTAAGTTCTGTTTTTGGAAATACCAATACACCAACTTATCCTGGTTATGCAAGAGCCCTTACACCAACAGAATTAAATTATGCGTTTTATAGAAACTTAATTTTAAATGCGGCATACCTTTTTAAATCTAAAGGAACAAGAAGGTCTGTTGAATTTATGATGAGATTGATTGGAGCACCCGAATCATTAATTGAATTTAATGAACACATTTATCTCGCTGACCAAAAAATTAACTTAGACCAATTCTACACACAATGGGCATCAATATCGGGAGGTACATACGTACAAGATACTCCATCTTATTTGCCAGGACAAACATATAAAATTAAAGGAAGTGTGTATAGCGCTTTCACATCTGTTGCAACTTACAGTGATGTTAATATTAGGTTAGAAGATTATCCAATAGATGATTTAGGTTATCCTCAAGCACCTCTTAATACTGAGGATTATTTCTTCCAATTAGGAGCGGGATGGTACGAAGTAACTCCACAACACAGAAGTCCAGACCAAGTACAAATTACAGGAAGTGTATACACAGGCCAAAACTACAATATTCAAACTCAATTAACTCCATTCTCTTATGGTCAACCATACTTGAATAGATTTAGAGATTTTCCATATATGACAGAAGGTTTTAAATTAACTCAAGTAGTTGATAATAATAAATCATGGTTAGAAGAAGATAACAAAATTAGGGTTTCAACAAACGCGGATTATAACGCTTACTATTATGTTGATAATGAAAAATTAGTTCTAAATGTTAAGAATGTTGATTTATTTTTAAACCCTGGACAAGGTCTTGTATACGATGTATGGGACGAGTCAAGAAGATATGACTATCCGATTCCCGAATCAGGATTAACTGTTGGTTATCCTGTACCTGGTGGAGTAGATTGGACAAGAGTTAATCCCGAACCAAAGAAAAAAACATTCTTCGAGTTCTCTCAAACATTTTGGCAGAACATGATTAATGTTAGAAATAGACAATACATTACAGATGGTAAGACAGGAGGATATCCAACATTACAATCTATTTGGTGGAAATATATTGAATCTGAAGCAACTGTGGGATTACCAAACAACAAGTATACGTATCAAAAATTAATTGATTACGTAAACGGTATTGGACCTTATTGGATGAAATTGGCCGAACAAATGATTCCTGCCACAACTATTTGGAATACAGGTGTTAGAATGGAAAACTCAGTTTTACATAAACAAAAATTTGTTTATAGAAGACAAAGAGGATGCCAGTTTATACCAGTACCTGTCGACCCTTGTTTTATTATTTCAAATATATTTGATTATACATGTACGACGGAGTATACAGATTTTAATATATACCCTTGGTTAAATGGTGATACTAATGTAAGTAATTTTGATAGTATTTTGTCTAACAGATTAAATAATATGTTATCATCAAGTGGGGTAACTTTAACTGAATGTGTACAAAATTCAGTACAATCTAATTGGTTTGTTAATTTAACAATTGGAGGTGATAATATTATAGAAGAACCATTTTACACTGGATATGGATTAACAGACGTGCCATCAAACAGAGATTGGAGAAATGCTTTAATTCAATATCTACCTGAATTATATAAATATGGATACACTTATTACCTAAATGGTAATATTTTAACAGTAACAAGTCTTACTTGTACTGAAAGAAATGTTGGAGAGATTTTATCTTTAAATTCAGGAATAAACATTAGTATAAATTGTAATACCATTTAATGGCAGCTTTTAATTATATATTACAGATTACGGGTGATTGCCAATCGAATAATGGTGGTGCTATTACTATTGTACCAACAGGAGGTACCGCACCATATACCGTTCAATGGACAGACCCTAATTTAGGACAAGACACCGCAGTACTATATTCATCTAGATATGGATTGTCGGCAAATACATATGTAATCAGAGTTAACGATTCTACAATACCAACAAACCAAGAGTTTTACATAAACATACCCGTATCAAGTGGAGTTTGTGCTTCAATTTTAGGTGTGCAAGATACTACATGTAATTTTATCAATGGTTCTGTAACAGGAACGTCAACATCTCAATATTCTTCAACAAATTTCTATCTGTATAATATGAGTAACTCCTTGATTCAATCAGGAGTAACTAATACATCAGAAATTATTTTTGGAGGAATTGACTATGGTTCTTATTATTTAGTGGCTCAAGATTTAGGGGGGTGTACGGGTGAAACACAAAGCTTTATTATTGATACTTCAACGGAGTTTAGTTTTGGATTATATGTTGTGCCAAATTCAAGTTGTGGAGGAACTCCAATAGGTAAGATAATTGTAACAGGACAAACAGGACAAGCACCATTCTCATATCTTTGGAGTAATGGTCAAACAGGGAGTACAATTACAGGATTAACCTCAGGTAGTTATTCTGTTTCTGTAACAGACGCATATGGATGTACAAAATCAGCAGAAGGGTCAGTAACAAATGTTAATCAAATTGGACTAGGTATTATAACTTCAACATCACCAAGTTGTTTTCAAAATAATGGTGTTATTAATTTAACTATTACAGGAGGAACTGAGCCTTTTTATTATTCGGCATCAACAGGTAACGTATTAATATCGTATTCAAGAACTTACAGTTTATCAGGATTGACTGCAGGTGATTATAGCTTTCAAGTTACAGACGCAGCATATTGTCAATTATTTGCAGGAACTACATTACAAACTCCTGGTGGGATAACTTCAGTATTGGTAACTAATCAAAATTCAACTTGTTCAAGTACCAATGGATTGATTCAAATATCAGTAGTTGGAGGAGCCACTCCATATACTTATACGTTAATTTCACCAGATGGTACACAACTTAATATAAACACTTCTCAAACAACTAATGTTTTTGATGGTTTATCAACAGGAACTTATACTGTTGCAGTTTCAGATTCAACAGGATGTTCTTACATGCAAGAAGTTACCATTATAACAGAAAACAAATTTACAATTTCAACAAATGTTACTGAAACAAGTTGTAATCAAAATAATGGGACAATAACCATATATTCGACAACAGGAGGTACAATGCCTTTAGATTATTCAGTTGATGGGTTATATAACGTACTTGATACTAACTTAAGTGCGGTAACGTTCAATAATTTATCAGCAGGAGCCCATAATGTTAGTGTTACCGATTCTGATGGGTGTGTTCAAAATCAAACTGTTTTTATTCCGTTTAGCCAACGTTTAGATTTCTCATTATATAGTACTTCTTGTGGTAGTGGTAGTAATGGACAGATAACCGCATTTATATCATCAGGTGAACCACCATTTAATTTTAATTGGTCGGATAATGTTCCTAATGAACCACAACAAATTCAAGTTACAGGATTAACCGCGGGAACATATAGTTTAACCGTAGTTGATGATAATGGATGTTCTTTAACAAGAACAACAAGTATTAATTGTTATAAAAATTATGCTTCATATCAATCATATGTTATGGGTGCGGAAATATTCAACGTTTCTTCACCAACTAAATTTGGTATGTTACAAATGTTGAACGAAGGATTTTATGATTTAACCACAGGTAATACAAGTTGTAGTTTAGTTAACGCGACATATACAGCCAAAGTATCGGTAAATCCTGCGGGAATAGTGGTTAGCCAACCATTCTTCACTTCAACATCTTTAGTCCAAGCTCCAAGTGATAATTTATGGTATAATACTATAAAAAGTTTATTGTTGAGTATTCCTGGTATAGGTAAGGTGACTATTAACCAATTAAATAATCAAATTACTATTGAAACAAGCAAAAACAATACATCCTTACAAGGACAAGAAATTGTAATTGACTTAATCATAGTTTATGACATAATGTGCTTATCATGACACAAGTTAGAATAACAGACATATCAGGAAGTACGGCGTATCCGTTTAGTGTTTACATATCGGATGTTTATGGAAATTATCAAACTTTGATTGGTACCATAAGTACTGCGGTCCCACCTACAGTTTATTATAACACAGTAATACCTTCAATTTTTCAGACTGCGCCTCAAATAATGTTGACATTAGTTGACTCCAATAATTGCACTGTATTTAAAATTTTAGATTGTACATTTGGATGTACTTTCCAAATTACAATTGAATTGGAGTCTTGTATTGTGAACATTGATATTCAAGAATCAAATTGTGATTTCAACATATATTCGAGTGATGCATCATGTAGTATGGTAGCTGTTTAAAATAAAAACAAATTCATTTTATTATTTTTAATATTGTTAGTAAGGAAATAGAATAGTTGCGGTATTTATTTAATAAAAACAGCGGATGTCCACTTATAATATTCTTGTCACAAATAACGCCCCAGGATGCTCTACCGAAATTGAACAACAATTAACGGTAACAGGGTGTACTACATACATTGTTAGATTAGCTTCTAATTCAAATGCTCTTGGTCCGTTTAATATTTATGTAAACGATGTTATTTACTATTCTGCGGCATCAAGAAATGATATGTTTAATGGTATCGTTGTTGTTTTAGAATGTACAACACCAACACCAACTCAAACTCCAACTGGAACGCCAAACGCAACATCTACACCGACTCCGACAGAAACAACAACTAGCACTCCAACTCAAACAGCCACGCCAAGTCAAACAGCTTCAAACGGAGCTAGTCCTACTCCAACCGAGACTGCAACACAGACACCAACAGTAACTCCAACTAATACTCCAACCGTAACACCAACTAATACTACAACCGTAACACCAACTAACACAGAAACTCCTACAAGTACTCCAAGCGAAACTCCTACAAATACACCGACGGTAACGCCAACAGAAACTCCTACAAATACACCAACTAATACTGCAACTGTAACTCCAACTAATACTGAAACTCCAACTAATACTCCAACAGAAACTCCTACAACTACACCAACTAATACTCCAACCGTAACACCAACAAATACTGAAACTCCAACACAGACTCCAAGTGAGACTCCTACAAATACGCCAACTAATACAACAACTCAAACACCAACCAACACCGCAACTAACACATCAACTCCAACTAACACTCCAAGTGAGACTCCTACTAATACGCCAACGAATACTCCAAGTGTTACTCAAACATCAACGAATACTCAAACACCAACTCCGACTGTAACAGCAACTAACACTGCTACTGTAACTGCAACATCAACACCTACACCAACAGAAACCGCAACCGCAACTCCAACAGCTTCGATAACTGCAACACCGACTGAGACGGCAACTGCAACTCCAACTGCTACAACTACTGCGACAGTTACACCAACAATGACACAAACTCCAACAGTAACTCAAACACCAACAAATACTGCAACTCCAACTAATAGTATGACTCCAACAATGACCCAAACACCGTCACCAACAGGAGCTCCATTCTTGGCATATTTAACAATTGAACCCCAAGCTCAGAATGTTAACTTCAACGGATGGATGGTATCTCAAGGCTCAACGTTCCGTGGATTTTTCAATAATGGAGCAACTACCGCAAATGCTGTAACATTTAATCAACAGATGAATGCTTACTTGAACTACTCAGGATGGGGAGGAAACTCACCTGCAATTATTACAGGTACAATTTCTCCGACATCAGGAGGAAACGATGCTTACGGAAATCCAATCAATGCGTACTTGTTCCAAACTACGCAAGTATCAGGAGGTACAACACCAAGTAATGCTTGGTATACATGGTATGTTTCAACAGGAGCGACAAACGGTCAGATTATGACTCAAATTGGAACAAATACCGCAAATAATCCAAACGCATTAACCGCTAGAAATTTAAATTCAGCATATTACAATCTAACAATCAATTATACGGGAGGAACAATCCCTCCAGGAACATATCGTGTTTACACGACATATTCTGGTACAGATTTTAGAATAAATGCCTCAGTAAATAATGTTTACTTTAAAGGGAACACCTTAATATAAAAATAATAAAAAGACTATGAGCTTTAACTATCAAAATCCAATAGCAGGAACAATCAACGAAGGACCAATCGGCGTTTCTCTTGATAACAGTAATGGTACAAACTTCAGTGTATACTCTATAGGTGGGTATATGGAAGTTTACTCGCACCAAAATTTAAACTATACAATACCTGAGGGAAGCTCGGGTCAAATTTTGTATAGTGGGAACACTATACCTATCGCATTCAATTATAATGCACCAAATGAATTTCCAAATGTTTTAACACTTAATAGTGATGAAATATCTTCAGGTAGAAGACGTTTAGGTATGATGGTATATGTTATATCTGCGGATACCACATATCAATATATTATTGATGGTTATGCTGCATTATGGGACGCTGCACAAATTTCAGGAGCTCTTGGATTTGATGGATTTGGATGGACATGTGAAGACAGTACTGTAGCGGGAGCCGCGTTTTTAAATGCGTGGACAGGTTCGACTATTGAAGGTGTTAGTGGTGTTACAAGAGAAAATGCGAGATGGAAAGTTGCGAATATGAACGATACTGTTATTACAGGAGGTACATATTTTTCTGCGACAACAACGTTAGATTTATATGATAGCGATGGTGGAACAGTATCAATTACAGGATTTACAGGAACGGTAACGGGAGGAACATATAATAGTGGTACTTCAACGTTATCTCTTAATAATAGTGATGGTAGTATAGTATCAATTACGGGCATAACTTCAGGGTCTGGCTCAGCCTTATCCGTTGGAGACGGTGGAACACCCGTTACTTCTGTTTCAGGAATTACATTCAGTGGAGCATCAGTTATAAATGATGGTGGTGGAAACATTACAGTAGTAATAACAGGAAATACAGGAACATCTGGAACTAGCGGTACAAGTGGAACAGACGGAACTTCAGGAACTAGCGGAATAGATGGTACATCAGGTACAGATGGAACTAGCGGTACAGATGGTACTTCAGGTACTAGTGGAATAGACGGAACTTCAGGAACTAGCGGTACAGATGGTACTTCAGGAACTAGCGGTACAGATGGTACTTCAGGAACTAGCGGAATAGATGGTACTTCAGGTACTAGTGGAATAGATGGTACATCAGGTACTAGTGGAATAGAT